TTACCCATTCGGAGTCTCCTTGAAGGTCTCGGCAATCTCGGGGCCGTGCTGGCGGAGGAAGTTGATGGCCGAGACGATGGCGTTGGTGTTCGCGATCAACTCTGAAAACTCCGTCGCTTCGACGGAGCAGTCAGCGATATGCAGTTCAACTTGCCCGTTCTTCCAGTCGGTGAAAACGTCAGAGCCGTTGAATGCAGCCCAAGGCCCCGGCGTCGCCTTCTCCAACAACTCCATCACCCGCGCGAGGTCGGTTGCGAGGTTAGGCATGGGGTGGCTCCTGTGCAGCGGCCAGGTCCACAAGATGCCGGCGGACAGCACGCCATTCCTCGTTTCTATGGCTGCTGCTGGCGTAGATGCGCGGCTCGCAGAGGTTGTGACCGTTGGCGGCCAGATAGTCCTTGCAGCCCTGCTCTGTGAAGCACGCCGTGACGAACTCCCAGTGATGCCTGATGGCCACGCGAGTCCAGCCGTCAGGCTCGCGGTCATAGGTGCCATACTCTGCTTCCAACTGCGCATGCTGGTCCGGACCAGCCTCGCCATCCGGACCAACCCACGCAATGCCGTTGTTGTCGTAGTCAGGGTGCGCCGGATAGGTCCGCTTCTGCTGCACGATGAAGATGGGTTGGTCGGTGATTCGGTTGTCCTGGGTGGCGATAGCGCGCCCGATGCTTGCCATGTCAGCCATTCCACTTCTCCCCGCCGTCGCCGATGAGGGCGGCAGCAACGGCCTCACGCAGAACCTCGCGCGTGTTCAAGAATCCAAGTCCGTGCAACGCTTTCGCCACTTCTGGCCGGTCGAGCAGTTTGAGCGCCTGTTTCGCTGCGGACACCAACTCCCGCAACTTCCCGATGTCGATGGCTGGGGGTGGGGTGGTGTAGAGGACGCGGCGTGCCGGGGCATTTTGTTTCCCGTCCCACCAGTCATGCTCAGCCTTGGTTTGTTCCCTCCACAAACCGAAGTCGTCCTTTATCAAGTACACCGCTTCCGCCGGCTGCTGGGGCGCGGCGGAGAGGTTGACGGTGCGCACGCCAGCAGCATCGCGGTTGTCGGCTTCGCGGAGCAATCGCGCCTGCTCAACCATAGCCTCAAGCGTGTATTCGCCCTGACCTTCCAGCATGCAGGCAATCAACTCCCGGTCATACTCCCCGGCGACGGGGCGCTCGTGCGACTCGACCTCGGAAGCCTGCTTTACGCGATCCAGCAACTCCCCTTCAATCTTCGGGAACACCAAACCTTGTGGAAAGTCGCGCGAGACGGTCAGGCCATTGGCGGCATTGAAAGCTGCCGCAAGGTCAGCGCCAGGCGTCGCCCACGCAGCCGCACCGAACGGAACGACGTGCGGTAGGCTGGTCAGCAGGCCAGCGAAGGCGAAAACTGCATCGCCAGCAGTGATCCCGGTGGGACGGGTCGCGGCAACGTCGATTGGCGACGGTATATAGCAGTTGCAGCTTCCGGAAGTGACGTAGCACCCGCCGGCGTTGCAGGAGTAACCCATCACAGCATCCCCCGCATCTTCTCGATCAGCGCCGACGCCTGTTCCGGCGTCAGGGTGTCGAGCCAGGTGTCGACGGTCGCGCCGGCTTCGATGAGCGCGTCGGGCGCACCGACGCGGCGGTGCATCAGGGTAAGGTGCTTGTCGTCGAACTCGAGGTTCTGCAGCAGGCGCGCGATCTCGGCGCGCTGGTAGGGCGTGGGCATTAGGCGGTCTCCGTGGAAAGCAGGGATTCGGACAGGCAGCGCCCGTCGATTTCGTAGCCAAAGGACATCCAGCCCGGGCGCGGTGCGCGGGCAAAGAGTTCGGCGCGCCTGGTGTCGGGGTAGAGGGATTCGATTCGGTCGTACACCTCGGCCGGCTTTGCCGAGTGCTTCAGGCGCTCGGCCATGACGACCTGGCGCTGTGCTCGGGATGCGACCGGCATGCGGCCGCGCACGGCGAGCAGGCAGGGCTCGGTGTTGGCGCGGGTGTAGTGCCCCATGCCAATGTGGTGCTTCCCGGCCTTGGTCGTCTTCACCCACACAAAGGCGCAAGTCCGGAACTTGAAGCCCCAGGCGTCGATGACGCGGAGGGCGTCCGGCATGGTCGGCCAGGTCGCCCAGAGAAACAGCGCGGAGTTTGGCGCAGCGATGTCGCCCACCGGCAAGGCCGCGATATCGGCGCCCCGCATCGTCGGGTAATGGCGCTCGGCGCCGCCACGGTGCTTCGACTTGTCGGCGTACTGCCATGCCGGATCCGCAAGGATCACGCTGAAGGGCTCAGCCATGGCGCACCTTGATCACGATTCGCCGGCCACGCAGACGCAGAGGAAACCGACGTGGTTGCATCGCCGCCCGCAGCCAAGGGAAGCGAGCATGAAAGGCGCGCTGGAGGCGGTGCGCCGACGCGTGGCGCAGGTGCCCACCGTAGCTGGCGGCGACGCCGCGGATGCGCTCCATGTCCTGCGGAGTGGCGCGGATTCGGTCGCTGCGGACGTGCTGCCCCTCCCACTGGGCGAATGCCTGTCGGGCGTGCGCGACGACGCGATGCCGCGCCAGAGTGTGGGTGGGCCGGATGACGTAGCCGAGGAAGTCCAGGCCATCGGTCAGCCGACGCAGGCGGATTTCCGGCTTCAGCGACAGCTTTAACTGTTCGGCCAAGAACCGTTCGATGGTCGCCCGCCACGCCTCCAGCTGTGCGCGGTCGTGGTGGAACAGCACGAAGTCGTCCACGTACCGTAGATATCGCTTGGCCTTCAGGTCATGCTTGACGAACTGGTCCAGGGCATCGAGATAGACGTTCGCGAAGAACTGGGACGACAGGTTGCCGATGGGCAGGCCGCAACCTGGGCGGGCGCTGGAGAGGCGCTTGTGCGGCGGAACCTGTGCCAGTTCCGCAGCGGTGGCGCGGACGCGAACGCCGGCCCGCAGTGGGTCGTGACGGAGCAGGGCGTGGGTCACCTGCTGGAGCTGGAGCGGAACACCCGCTCGCCCCATGCGCCGCTTCAGCATCGCCCAGAGCGTGGGCCGGTGGATGCTGTTGAAGAAGTTGTGGACGTCGAGCTGGAGATACCACCCGCCGCCCTGGCCGCTGTGGACCTGCCGGGCGAACGCTTGGGAGCGCCGCACCGCGGCGTGACTGCCCTTGCCCATCCGGTTGGCGTAGCTGTCGTGGATGAATCGACGCTCGAACACGGACTCCAGCTGCGGCACCAGCCAGTGGTGGACAACGCGATCGGCGAAGTCCGGAGCATGAATCTCCCTGGCCTTGGGCCGGGTCGCGATGAAGCAGGTCGCAGGCCGCGGGTGCCAGGTACCGCCGGCAATCTCCCGCTCCAGGTGCATCAGGTTTTCCATCCAGTGCGCGTCGAAGCGCATCTGGTTGTGGCTGGGCACCTTCTGCCGGCGCGCACGCTTCCACGCGCGGTGAAGCGCCTGGAAGGTCACGGGCATCCATTCCCCTTGAAACTCACCGGCACGGCGCGCCGCCAGCGCGAACCCGCTGTTGTTGCGGTGGTTGTTGTTGACGTTGCCGTTGTTGGTATTGACGTTCCACGCGGACGCGGCCACGCCGGCATCCGCCTCCCCGTACACTTGCGACCAGGCCGAGCAGCCCGGGTGTGGGTAGCGCGGCGTCGTCATGGATTGGCCCCCGCAGAGGCGGCACGGGTACTCAGTTTCTTGCCACGCTGCGGTACGGCCTGACGGGCTCCCGCATTCTGGGCTTCAGGGGATTGCTGGCGGTGCCACCCGCCGACCTGTTGCCCCAGCTCAACCGCCTGGCGCGCGAGGTACTCGAAGTGCTTGAAGGAGCGAAACGCCCGCAGGAGCTTCGCCACCTGCAGCGTCTGTTTCAGGTCATCGACCGTGGCGACCAGTTCGCCCGTCCAGTGCCCCCGCCGCGCCGGCTCGCGCTCACGCCATGCGCGCGTGGCCAGCTTCATCACCTCTTTCGCCTCGCGGCGCAGGTCTTCCCCGGTGCTGTACTTGTGGTACCGGTCGAAGCGACGCACGGCGTTCTCGATATCGACGAGAAGCCGCTCGGCGGCCTTGATGATGGGCGGGGGCTGGAAACGAGACGTCATCGGTCAGGTCCGGTCAAATAGGCCAACTACTGACCGGCACGGCGCGCCGCCAGCGCGAACCCGCTGCCGCCGCGGCGGAGGTAGTAGACGTAGCCGTCGTGGGCACTGACGAACCACGCGGACGCGGCCACGCCGGTTTTCTTGTCGCGTGACCACTCGGCCTCGGTGCTGGACCACAGCCAGTCGATGGGGATGTCGTGGAAGAACTCGGGATTGAACGCCGGGTCGTAGCGGCCGTGGTCCGTCGCCAGCTTCAGCAGTTCGATGGGCGGCAGTTGCCAGTCGGTGTGGCCCAGCAGGTCCAGCTTGCCGCACGCCTCGGCGAGGGCGTGCTGCGAGGCTTCCTCGGCGTTGATGACGGTGGCCGTCAGCATCCAGCCGATTTGCGGGAACAGCACGGCGACGTGCTTGTCGGTGCTGCCTTCGGCCAACGGCTGGCCGTCCGGTCCGATGCGGACCATGGTGATGATGCTCATGGGATTCTCCAGAGATTGAAGGGGCAAAGGGTCAATTACTGACCGGCACGGCGCGCCGCCAGCGCGAACCCGCCGTAGCTGCGGGGGTAGTCGTAGACGAGGCCGCAGTCGGCATCGACGAACCACGCGGACGCGGCCACGCCGGTGCTTTCGTCGACCGACCAGACGCAGGTGTCGCCGGTCCAATACCAGTCGTCGGTACGGATGTTGGGGAACAGGTCGATATACACCGCGGGGTTGTGCCGCTTGCGGTTCAGCACGTGGCGCTCCCACACTTCCAGCGGCGCCAGCTGCCAGTCGTCATAGCCGAGCAGGTCCAGTGTGCGCGCGCCTTCCTCGGCGGCCTGGTGATTCTTGAACGCCTTCCCATTGCTGGTCAGCGGGGCGACCGCAACCATCCAGCCATCGGGGAACAGCACCGCGACGTGGTCGGTGCGCGGGTCGGAAGCGTCGACGTGGGAGCCGTCTGCGAGAATCTTCTGCGGGCGGGGAAGGTCAACAGTCACTTCCAGCTTGGCGGGCACCGCGTGCGGAGTTTCAGCGAATGGAGGCAGCGGGATCGCGGCTGCAGTGCCGACGCGGCCGTTGTGTCGATCGGGGATGGTTTCGATGTCGACGATGCGCTCGCTGACGTGCCCATTGAGCTCGACGCGATGCGTGACGCGGATGTTTAAGTCGTTCATGAGCGACTACTCCTGGTCGGATTGATTGACGGGAAGGAATACGCCGGCCGCCTTGGCGGCATCGACGTAGCGGACGAACTGGAACTGGCCCCGTTGCTGGGGCGGCAGCGCCCCCGGGTCCTCATGGGTGAGGACCAGGGTGTTGGCGAAGGCCGTGTGCGGCAGGCGCGCCAGAGACACGCCATTCACGCCGGTGTCGAGCACCTTCGGCAGGTCAAAGTGCCGCGCGAGCGCCTTTGCGTGGCGCGTCTTGCCGCAACCGCTGGGCCCATAGACGATGATGGAAGTCGGCATGGATTCCTCAGCGCCGGCTATCAGTCGGCGTCAGCGCATGCGCCGGAAGCGCTGCGGGCGCAGTGGCACGCGCCGCGGAGAGCTCGGCCACTTGCGCCTCCAGCGATTCGATGTGCCGCTTGTCGCGACGCCACTCGTTGCAGCGGTCGCGGTAGGTGGCAGCGTTGATTTCGTTGCCGTGCTCCAGCTCGGCCGTGGCGACGGCGTCGAGGAAGTCGGGCCCATCCAAGGACAGGCTGTCATTGCGCATGAGGTGCTCCTTAGTCAGGTTGGGATCCGGACGCCGCGGTCGTGCGGCCCGGGGAAGGGCGGGAATGGTCGAAGCGCAGTGGCTGGGACACCTGCCCACGCGGCAGCGTCTGGATGGCGCCACCAGCGGCGAGGTAGGCCGCTACGTCCTCGCGCAGCTGGCGCGTGAACTCCTCGCGCGCGCGCCGACCCTGAGCCAGGCGCCCCATCGCGCTGTCGGCGCGGTGCTGCGAGGACAGGCCAGCGCTGGCCGGGACGATGAGGGCCGGTGCACGCTCCACCGGATGCTTCGGTGCCGGACGGGTGGTCGTGACGGGTGCCGCCGGCGCCGGCTTCTCGCGTCGCCGCCGGTCGACCAGCGCCGTCGGTGTCACCCGAAAGCGCACGTCGCCCGGACCCTTGAGCCGGGCCAGCTTGCCGCTGCGCTCCAGCGTGGAGACGCAGCCCCACATCAGGCTCCGATCACCGCGCGGCTCGACGGCATGCATGATTTCGCGCACGGTGCGCCCGACGCGCTGGCCAGCCAGGTAGGCCAGCACCTTCTGCGCGCGACCGGTGTGCCGAGACTTCCTGAGCGTCCTGGCCTTCACGGGTCACACCCCTGGCCGACGGAACCAGGCTTGCCTGGCATGACGTACCTCTTCCAGTGCACCCAGCCGGTCGGGCAGTGAAAGCCCCACTCGCGAATGACAGGCCCGAACACGAACAGCGTCCAGCAAGGCAGAGTCCGACCCTGCGCGTCGCGAAGCAGTTCGATCCGGTGCGTATGCCGGGCGGACATGAAGCGCAGTGCCCCGGCATCGAAGCGGCGGCGTCGATGCACGCCGCCGGCGTCAATGGTGTGATCCACGTAGCCGCCGAACAGGATGAAGCTGACCGCCACGCTCGGATGGTCATGCAGCACACCGACCGGGTCATCGCCGACGAAGCGATGCACGTAGACGTTACCGATGCGCTTGGTAGTCCAGGCGATGGCGCGCTGCGACCACGTCAGCGCCTGCTGAGGCACGTTCGCAAACCAGCCGCGCCAGCGGGTGACGTACCAGCGATGCAGGTAGTCGCCCTGACCGGGCGCGCCGTCGATGACAAAATCCGGGCGCGAAACATCGATGCGGCGCAGGGTGAAGGCGAACAGCCACGCGGCCAGACGCTTCATGCGGCCACCGCCTTGACCGCGACTTGCCGCTTGCCTGCTTCAAGGAGTCCCTTGGCAGTCAGGCACGCGGTTTCGGCGTAATCGCCCTCCAACTGCACGAGCCAGGCGCGGTCCATCATCTGCAGCAGGCGCTTGGTGAAGATGGGCGACTTGGTACCGGTGGCCACGTAGCCGCCGCGGGTGCGGCGCAGGCGCTGGTCCGGCGAGGTGGCGCAGGCGACAAGCGCCTGTGCCACGAGCGGGGTAATGTGCATGTCAGCTCCAGGTGCCGCCGGCCTTGGCCAGCACGGCGCAGAAAAAGGCGGCCACGAGCACCCAGCCCAGCAGGCCGGTGCGCCGGGCGTGGCGGCGCGGCGGGACGAAATCGGGCGTAAAGGCTTGGATGCTCTCCAGCACCGCACCAGCCAACGGATCGCGGGACCTCATGGCCGCACCGCCTTCATTGCTGGGCCGATGTCGCGCATTTCGTCGGCGCATATTTCCTGCACACGCATCCAGAATCGCCGGCCATCGACGTCGCCTCGCCGCCATGCCGCCCGGGCGTTCTCCTCGGCGGCCTTGCAAGCGGCGGCCACGGCATTAGCTCGCGGTTGCAACCAGGTCATGTCGTCGGTCACTGCCTCCGGTGGCTCGAAATTGCGGCCGACCCACAGGCAGACCAGCAGGTTCACCACAGCCAGCGCGAGCAGGCTGATTTCGACGTTCATGCGGCACCTCTGGGGGCATGCGCCCACCAGCTGCTGGACTCGATGTCCTGGTTGAGATGGATGACCGTGCCGGCTGGCAGGCAGCACGCGCCGTACTGGCGCGCTGGCTCGCGGTGGGGGCAGTAGGCCAGTGGGTTCAGAGGGACGGGCAGCGCGACATGCGCGCGATGCGGGCGGCGGTCGAAGGCGGGGGCGGCGATCACGCAGCACCTCCCGGCTCGCGCAGCTGGCGCAGGCGCTCCATCTGGATGTTGCTGGCCACGCGGTAGCCGCTGCGGCCTTGCTGGTTCTCCGACACGACCAAGCGCGTGGCATCGCGGCGCAGGTCCGGGCGGCCGGCCTGAATCAGCTGCTGATGCGCGCGGCGCACGGCGCCCAAGTCAATCGCGAAGGCAGCCATCAGCGCGCCTCCCGGGCGAACTCGCGCGCACGGGCCTCCGTCTGCTTGCTGTCCACCTTCAGGCGCCGGGTGCGGCGCTTCTGGTCCCGGTTGTTCTCACCAGCGCTGCGCCAGCGGAGCTCCTCGGCATGGGCGTGGTCGGTGCAGCCGCAAGCCCGCAGGCAGCGGACAGCGGCATGGGGAAGGGCGGCCAGCGCCTGTGCGGGCTGGTCGTCGAGCGGGGTGCTGGCGTCGAACATGGCGGCCTCTCCGTGGAAGGAAAGGGCGCCGGCGGGTCACTGGCTGGGGCCTAGGGGATGAGGCCGAACAGCGGCCGGAGGGGATTCCGGCGGGATGGCGACCCGCCGGTCGCCCGCCGACTGGTGGGCCGGCGGAGGCATCCTATGCTCAAACGAATAGCAAATGCAATACCCAAACGAATTATTTTGGCAGGCAACATCAGGTTGACGGCCAGTACCTGGCCCTATCAGCCCCTTGTGGGCGCGTCCGATAAGGAGGTCAGTATGAAGAAGGCGGTCACCACATTGCTCTGCGCCGCAGCTCTGCTGTCGATACCGGCGCACGCCAAATCAAAAACGGAATACGTCAAGTGCATGGCGCACATCGAGCGACTTAGCCAAGGTGTCATGATTTCGGTGGTAGCGCTCAATGTTGCACGTGAGAGCGAAGAGGGGATGGCATGTTACTCGCCAGACGCCGGACTATCTGAGCAGCAAACCAAGCTACGCAACCAAGTCTACAACTACTACGCCATACAACTGTCTGCGCCGAGCGCGACAGCACATACCCAAGTCATTCTCGCGATCCAACGATTCATTGAGTCGCTAGATAGCTAGTTCTACAAGCCGCCACGCCCGCTGCGATCGATAACGCGGCCAATGATATAGACGTTCGCAGCATCTTCTGGCGTTAGAAACTCATCGGGATAGAGCGCCTTGTCAGGGTTGTCGCTCACAATGCGAAGGCGCCCGTCCGATGTCTTGAATAGGCGTTTTATCTTGACATCTGGTTCTGGTCCGCCGGTCGCGAAAACGTATACCCGTCCGTCGAGAATGTGTCGGTTGTCCGCAAGATTGACTGCGACCCGATCTCCATGGAAGAGGGTCCGTTCCATGCTATCGCCCGTGACCTTCATCACTCGGACGTGTTCGGGTTTTGCACCCACTTGCTGGAACCATGAAAGCTGGTAAGACATGCGATAGCGCGTCTCGACGAACTCAGGTTGCCGCTGCCCATGGCCAGCAGACACTGACACATCGACCTCCGCCACCATGACTTCCCGATTTGGATCAAGGCTGTCGTCGCCCTCAACTGCCTTCACCTTGTAGGCCGCAAGGGGCTCGCCGACGCCATTGCCAGAGGGCAATGTAGTTCGGAGCTGCTCTACCGTAACGCCAAAGTACTCGGCTAGAGGGCGCAGGGTGCCATCCCGTGGATCCGCCACTCGACCACTCAGGACCCTATGAATTGTCGGCTGTGGCACGCCAGTGTTGCGTGACAACTGATTTTCACTGAGGTCCTCGACGCGCATCAAGGACCGCAGATTGTCGGCAACTCTATTCATATGTGAATTGTCCGAGACCTACCTCTAGATGCATAGGTCATTTGCGTATTGCATTTCTAATTCGTTTGAGTATAGGATGCGGTGCCATGAGCATCCTTAGCCCGCAAGAAGCAGTCCAGGTCCTCGTAGCGGCCGAATGGTCGGAGTCGCGAATCGCAAGAGCGGCAGGCACTTCTCAGCCCACAATCCATCGGCTAAAGCGGGGCCTTCAAAAATCGGTCTCGTTTGAGGTTGGAACCGAACTGGTACGCCTCGCAAGAGCGTTGCCTGTGGTCGGCGAAAAACCGCGCGCCGAGGAGACCGCCTGACATGCGCCGCCTGACCGACTCGGAACTGGTGGCCCTGGCCCTACGCGCGCGCCGCGACTTCGAACCCATGGCGCGATGGCTAAGGGACACGGCGACCTTCCTGTGGCTGCTGTCCGGACTGTTCGTCATTGGCCTGGCGCTGAACTATGGGGTGGGGTTTGGAGCGCGGCTCAAAGGCCACTGCAACGATCTCGCCAGGCCCCGACAGCACATCGAATGTGCGCAAGGCAGTGAAGCGGAAGCGGGGCAGGGCGCGGTCAGCTCTCGTCATGGCTCGCAGGATGCCCGTGAACCCGGAGGCGGCGCATGAAGCCCGTGCGTCAGTTTCTGCCCCCGCGGCAGTCCGTCATTTATGGCTACACACGCCGGATGCTCGATGAAACGGCGACCAACGCCAACAGCTTCGCCATGGAAGTGGCAGAGCGCTATCTGGCGCGCGTAGCGCCCGATCAGCGACAGGTGAAGTTCCGGCTGGGCGAGGGCGATGACCTGCTATCGGCGATGCGCAACAACGGTCAGATTCTGCGCCGCTACATGGATGGCACGCTGAAAGTCCTGCCGGCGGACCTCGAAGAGGCCTGGGTGCTGGCGCTGCCAGACCCCTACCGCCCCGAATGCGAGCGAGAACTGGGACGCCGCCGCGGCTTTTACCCGGTCCGCGTGCTTGAGTCCGCGGCCGGTGCCGAAGCAGCGGGCATGGCGCAACTGGCGACGGAGGTGGGCCAATTGTTCGAGGCCCTTTCGCATGCCTTGGCTGATGGTCGGGTGGACGAACAGGACCTGCCTCATGTGGGGCGGATTCTGGACGAAACCGACGACGTCATCGCCGCCGTGCTCGCCATACGCCGGCGGTTCCAGAGCCTGCTGCCGAAGGGGCAGGGGAGCTGATGCTCGTGGCCACAAGGGGATGGCATCGCAGGCCCTATGCAGCGGCGCCCTGCTGCAACGCTGCCGCGCGGGCCGCAATGGAAACGGCGCGACGCGCCCTGGATGAGCCAGGTCTAGCACCCGGCGAACCCGCATGGGCAGAGCATGAGCGCGTCCGCCTTGACGACGAGCAAGCGCAATCACCGCAAACCTGCCTCGTACTTAGGGAGGCGCCGTGCCCGTAAGCCGCTGCATGGGCGAAGCCCTGAAGATCGCGCAGCGCCCCCGCGACCAATGGGGACCGGCGACAGAACTCCTCCCGATGGCTTGCCCCCATGCCGACTGTACCGGCGGGCAAGGCTGCAGGGAGCGTGTTCAAGACTACCTGCGAACGCAGTACCGCATGCTCGCTCGCCGCGACCGCGCGTGCCCAACCGGGCGAGGTGCGGCGCGATGAGCCAACCCGAAATCGACGTGAACCAACTCAAGGCCGGCGTGGACTTGGCTGCCGTGGTGGGCCGCTACGTGCAGTTGCGCAAGCAGGGGCGCGAGCTCGCGGGCCTCTGCCCCTTCCATGCCGAGGACAGCCCATCGTTCACGGTCATTCCCGACAAGGGATTCGTGCATTGTTTCGGCTGTGGGGCGCACCATGACGTGATCGGTTTCCTGATGCGCATCACCGGATGCGACTTCAAGGAAGCCTGTGTTCAACTCGGCGCACGGGAATACGCCAGTGCCCGGGCGGATGTGCAAGTGCTCGACGTCGCCCCGCTGGGCGTCAAGTGGGTGCCACTGATGCCCATTCCGGAGGATGCACCCAACCTCATGCAAGACGGTGGATGGACCGTGCCGATCTGGAATCCGAAGCGCGGGAAGAGTACCAGGCTCAAGCCAGCACGCGTGGATGCCTATCGCAGCGCCAGCGGGGCCGTGATGGGTTACGTCCTGCGCGCGAACATCACGGACCGGCAGTCCGGTAAGGTCAAGAAATGGACCCCGACCATCACCTGGTGTGTCGGTCCGGATGGCAAGCGCCAGTGGTGCCTGCAGCATTTCCCCGCGCCCCGGCCCCTGCTGGGCCTGGATGCGCTCGCCGAAAAGCCCCATGCGCCGGTGCTGGTGGTGGAAGGCGAAAAATGTCGCGCGGCTGGCGCTGGCGCCTTCCCGCAGTACGCGGTGGTGAGCTGGCCCGGCGGAAGCCACGGCGTCAACAAGGCCGACTGGTCACCCTTGGCTGATCGCGATGTGGTGTTGTGGCCGGACGCGGATGTGGCCGGCGACAAGGCTGTGCGTGGCTGGCGTAACGATGCGGGCGCGTACCTCCCAGGCATCGCGCAGCTGGCTGCCCGCGTTGGTGCTCGGTCCATTCGGTTGATCGACACCATCGGCCAGCCCGATGGCTGGGACGTCGCCGACGCCCTCGAAATTGACGGATGGACCCCGCGGCAGTTGGCTGCCTGGGCGGCTGGGCGGGTGGTCGACGTCACCGTCGTCCGTCCGGGCGCGGAGGTGGTGGCAGCATGACGACCAGCAAGCGCAAGAACATTACCGTCATCGACGGCGGGCGCGGGACCGTGCCACCGGGGGGCGGAACTCCAGGCCCCGATGCATGGATTTCGCAGCTGACCCGGAACCGCGACGGAAATGTCGAGGGTTCGCTGCACAATCTGATGCTCATCCTGGAGCATGACGAGCGGCTGGCCGGCCTGTGGTGGTTGAACGAGTCGAGCAACCAGGTTGTGCTGTCCCGCGATCCGCCCTGGAAAGGGGGCAACCGTGACGAGTTCACGGACGCGGACAGCTGCGAGCTGGCGGCCTGGCTGCAGAATCCAGAGACCTACTGGATGAAGTGTGGCGATGACACAGTGCTGAAGGCGGTCATTGCCGTCGCACGTCGCCATCGCCGCCACCCCATTCGTGAGTACCTGACGAGTCTGAAATGGGACGGCAAGCCGCGCGTGGAACGCATGCTGGTGGACCTGTTCGGCGCGCCGGACAACGCCTACAGCCACGGCGCCGCCCAGTGCTTCATGGTGGGTGCGGTAGCGCGTGTGCTGTGGTTCGATCCCAAGCAGCCTTTCGTGGGCGCACAGGTCGACTTCATGCTGGTGCTGGAAGGCGAGCAGGGCAAGCGCAAATCCAGCGCGCTACGTGCCCTGTTCGGCAGCCATTGGTTCGTTGAGACCAGCGAATCGCCCAGTGGCAAGGATTTCTATCAGGTCATCCAGGGCTGCTGGGGTGTGGAGATCGGCGAGATGGACAGCTTCTCGAAAGCCGACGTCACCAGCGTCAAGACCGCCATCACGCGGCGCGTGGACAAGTTCCGTGCGCCGTATGAACGTGTGCCACGATCCTATCGGCGCGAGTGCGTGTTCGCCGGCACGACCAACGAACACCAGTACCTGCGCGACCCAACCGGCGGCCGTCGCTTCCTGCCGGTGCGCACAGACGGCGAGGTGATGCTCGACGCCATTGCAGCGGCGCGTGACCAGCTGTGGGCGGAGGCCGTGGCTCTGTTCGATGCTCAGTTCCACTGGTGGGATCTCCCGGCAGAGGCGACGGACGAGCAGGCCGCCCGCTATGTGGGCGACAGCTGGGAAGATCGTGTGGAGCGATGGGTGGAAGGCCGCGCGCCCGAAGACCGCTATCCGTCACGCATCAAGTTCAGCGCTGGTCCACCGGTGTGGGTGACAACCGACGAAATCCTGAGTCACGCCATCGGCATGGATGCAGCCAAGCACGGAAGACCTGAGCAGATGCGGATTGCCGCTATCATGCGCTCACTGGGCTTTGAACATCACCGCGAGCGATGGCCCGACGGTGGCAGAGAGCGTCGCTGGTTTCGCGCTAGCGTGGACGTCAAGGCCTGGATGAAGGAAGACAGGGCCAGCAAGGAGGAGGTCGATGACACTCCGCCCTTCTGATTCCCCCGGTTGTCCCAACCTGCCCAACCTTGCCCGACCTCTTGTCCCAACCTTGAGCCTTATGCCGTGGGCGTTGCCCGACCTGCCCAACCTTTTCCGCGCACGCATGCGTATTTGCAAACAGGCTCACTTCTATCCGTATATCACTCATAGTTCGGGCAGGTTGGGCAGGTTGGGACAACGTAGTAATACCAATGCTTCCCGCTGTCCCAACCTAGACGATGAGGTTGGGCAGGTCGGGACAGCCGCATGTTTCACGGGAATCGGCGTGGCGGCCCGCCACGCGCCGACCCGAAACCCGCGCGAGGCCGTCGCGGGCGGCCGGCGCGTCGGGTCCTCCCCCGGGGCGGCCACTACGGGTAATTCGGACCGCGCTTGCAGGCTGTTCAGCGACCTTCCTAAGGGGGTTAAGTGAAGGTCCTGCCTGTCCTGGCCCAGCCCATCTCCCAAGCAGAGTTCGCCCAGGTCGTTGGCGTGAGCGAAGCGCGCGTGAGTCAGCTCGTCAGCGAAGGCGTGCTGGTGCGCGGCGACACCGCGCAAGCCTGGCTGGTGGCGTACTGCGATCGCCTGCGTGACCAGGCCGCCGGCCGGCTCGGCGCAGAACTGGGTGGCCTGGACCTGGTACAGGAACGCGCGGCACTCGCGCGCGAGCAACGAGAAGGTCAGGCCATCAAGAACGCCGTGGCGCGGAAGGAGTACGCGCCCGTGGGCGTGCTGTCGGACGTGCTGGGCATGGCCGCGAGCGCGGTGGTAGACCGCTTCGACCAGTTGGAAGGCGTACTGCGCAAGGCGGTGCCGGATCTGCCGGACGAAGCCAAGACCGCCGTGCTCAAGGTCATCGCGAACGCACGCAACGAATGGATCCGCGCCACCGACCGAATTGTCACGGACGCCGTCGACGCCATGCTCGACGTGGAGGCTGGCGACGACGACACCTTCGGTGCCGAAGAGGAGGACGTGGCATGACGGCGAATCCGCCTGCCCTGCACTCGGAGACCGCAGCGGCAATCAAGGCCGCCGTCCGGCTGGGACTGGAGAGCTTGCGCGCCGAGGCGCCGCAGCGGCTTGGCGACTGGGCGCAGGAACACTTCAAGTTGGCGGGCGAAAGCAGCCACCAGAAGGGCGCCTGGGTGGCGTGGGCGTTCCAGGTCGGCATCCTCGACTTCATGTCCGACGACCGCATTGAAGAATTGGACGTGATGAAGGCCAAGCGCATCGGCTACACGAAGATGCTGGTGGCCAACGTGACCTACAACATTGCGCACCGGCGCCGAAAGCAGGCCCTGTGGCAGCCGACGGACGATGACCGGGACAGCTTCGTCAAGAGCGAAATCGATCCGGTCCTGGACCCGGTCAATGGTGTATTGGCCATCAACAAGGTCCGCAGGAAAGGCAACACTGCGGCCGAGACCATCAAGTTCAAGCCCTTCCGGGACAGCGCTCTGCACCTGCTAGGGGGCAAGGCTGCGCGCGCGTATCGACGCATCACCGTGGCCTGGGCCGGCCTGGACGAAATCTCGAAGTTCGACCGCAGCATCGAGAAGTCCGGCCCACCCCGCGGCTTGGCCAGAGGACGCTTGGAGGGGGCGCCGTACCCGAAGCTCGTCTGCGGATCAACGCCGCTGCTGAAGGGGCTATGCCACATTGAGGACGCCGTCGATGAGGCAGAGGGGCTGGTGCGCTTCCACATCGAGTGCCCGCGCTGCGGCGCCGAGCACCCGCTGCTGTGGGGCGGCAAAGACAAGCCGTTCGGATTCAAGTGGGACCGGGGCCATCCGGAAACGGTGCGGCACGTTTGCCCTCACTGCCGCGAGCCAATCACTCAGGCCGACTACCTGCCTGGCGGCGCGCCCCTGGACGGCACCTGGATCTGTGAGCGCACCGGCAAGCGCTATGGCGCCGATCGCATCTGGCGGGACCGGATCGGTATGCCCTGCCATCCGCCCCGGTCGCTGGGTGTGCACGTGTGGACCGCTTACAGTCCGCAGCGGTCGTGGGCCGACATCGTCAAGGAGTTCGAGGACGCCCTGGTTGCGTTGGCGAAAGGCGACACCGGGCCCATGCAGCTGTTCGTCAACGAGACACTCGGCGAGACTTGGGAGCTGGTCGGCGAGCGCACCGACGAGCATGCGCTTCAGGCACGCGCCGAGGACTACAGCCTCTGCACCGTGCCCAAGGGGTGCCTCGTCCTGACGGCCGCCGTCGACGTGCAGCGCAACCGCTGGGAAATCACCGTGTACGGCTGGGGCCGTGGCATGGAGTCCTGGGTCATCGACGTGGTCGTGATCGAGGGCAACCCGGCCGTGGACGAAGAATGGGCCGCAGTCACCGAACAGCTGCAGCGCCGGTACCGCCAGGACTGGCATGGTGGCAGCTTGGGCATCAGCGCCACCAGCATCGACAGCTCCGACCAGACGCAGGCGGTGTACAACTGGGTCTTCAAGGCGCAGTACGTGCTGTCCCAGCTGCGGGCTATCAAGGGCGACGGCGCCGAGACCACCAATATCCTTGGCCCGAGCAGCCTGCAGGAAGTGAACTGGCGGGGTAAGAAGGTTCCTCGCGGCATCAAGCTATGGCGCGTGGGCGTCGACGCGGCCAAGGATCTGCTGTTGGGTCAGTTGGCCATCGAGCAACCAGGGCCGGGCTTCATCCACTTCAGCAAAGAACTTCCCCGCGAGTTCTACGAGCAGCTCACCGCCGAGCAGCGCGTGCTGGCCAAGGTCAAGGGCCGGGATGCGTACCGGTGGGTCAAGCGCCGCCCGCGCAACGAGCAGTTGGACAACCGCAACTATGCATTGCACGCGGCGATGGGACTGGGCCTGCACAAATACACGGAGGAACGCTGGCTGCAGCTTGAAGCCATCGTGCAGCCGCCACCCGACTTGTTCAGCACGTCCTTACCGGTCACTGATTCCCGTGAAACAACACCCAGCGCCGCCGTGCCACCGAAAGCGCGGGATTCCCGTGGAACACGACAGGGCACCCGTGGCCACGGCCTGGCTGGCGGCAACTGGAACATCGCATGAGGCGAGATAAGGATCCGTACCAGGACCTGCTTCGCGAGCTGACTCGCGCGATTGTGCTGGACACCGGCACTCGGGAACAGATCGCGACGCAGTATGCGGAAGCCGCCATGGCGTGCCTACAGCGCCGGAAAGCCGAGAACGGCCTCGTCTACGTAGGCGCCCCCCCTCGGCAGTACGACGTTCTGCAAATTCGCGCTGCTCTGGAACGGGGCGAGTCGCACAAGCAGGTGCGGCAACGATTCGGGTTGTCGCGGTCGAAGCTGTACGAGCTGTTTCCCGGCGGACTGCCCGAACCCCAAAATGACGCGCAGTCCAGAGTTTCACAAAAACGGTGGACTGCGGCAGATTCAGGTCATTGAATTAGAAAGCATTTGCAAGTGAGTTTGTCCACGTTTTCATAGAGACGCTGGACTCGCGAGTCGCCAAGCTGTCTCTCGTGAGCCGCGCATCCGACCGCCTAGAACTCTACCTTGCTGCTGAAGCCCGCATCCTGACGGCGGGCTTCAGCATTCGCCTTGATCTTCGCCAGCGGCAGGAAGCGGAACTGGCCGAGATTCGTAAGGCCATCGCGCAACTGGAAGCGGTCGTCGCCCGCGAGAACGCCACGTCCCGTGGTGGCGGCGGCCGCTTCAGCCAGGCTGACTTCAGCGGGTGCCGGCGCTGATGGCCGCCACGGCACATACCGCACGCGAGCGGCTGGGCGCCGTCGTATCCACCGATCGCCAGGTACGCGTCATCGAGGCGCGCGCCGCCGACGTGATCGCCGCCAAGGACCACCAACTGCAAATCCAGGCGCGTGCCCACGACGCCACTCAGCGCACGAAGCAACGCAGGCTGGCCTCGGACTGGGGGAGCGGGAACAACATCGTGGGCATGGATGCGTACCAGTTGCGCGTCAGTGCACGTGACCGGGACCGCAACCACGACATTTCCCGTAATGCACTCAACATCCTGGTGCAGAACACCATCGGTGCCGGCATTGACGTGATGCCGGCCCCGCGCCGCCGCGGCGGCAAGGTCGACCGGGTCCTGGCGCAGGACCTGCGCGATCTGTGGGATGAGTGGTGGGACCGTCCCGAGGTCACGTGGCAGCACGACTTCGGCAAGTGCCAGCAGCTGCTCGCCCGCAGCGAGTTCCGCGATGGCGACGCCTTTTTCCAGTCCCTGATCGGGCCGGTCGCGTTCCTGGATCATGGCACCAGCGTGCCGTACTCCATCGAGATGATCGAAGCGGACCTGGTGCCGCTTGATTTCAATGACCCGGGTCGCAACATCCGCCAAGGCGTGGAGTGCAACGCTTGGGGGCGTCCCATCGCCTGGCACGTCTACAAGAGCCACCCCGGCGACTTCGACACCTTTAACCTGCAAACCAAACGCGTGCCCGCCGAACAGATGCGGCACGTGGCCATGATCGACCGCATCCACCAGCGCCGCGGGCTGTCAATTTTCGCGGCCGTCCTCAACCGCCTGGTCGACGTCGGTGACTACGAGGACAGCGAGCGGATTGCCGCGAAGGTGGCCGCTTCGCTATGCGCGCAGATCGTTAAGGGCAATCCTGAGACCTATCGCGGGCCGGAGGAGCAGGCGGCCATGGGAGCCGCCCTGGACCGCGTGTATCGCTCGCTCACCATGGTGCCCGGCCTGATCGCCGATGACCTGGAGCCGGGCGAGTCGATCGAGATGATCGACAGCAAGCGCCCGAACCCCAACATCGCCACCTACATCGGTGATCAGTTACGCCGGGCAGCGGGCGGCTTTGGCGTGAGCGCCAGCTCGCTGACCCGCAACTACGACGGCACCTACAGCGCCCAGCGCCAGGAACTGGTCGAACAGTTCGGCGCATACGCCATGTTGGGCGAGCGCTTCGTCGCCGCCGTCATGCGCCCAGTCTGGCGCGATTTCTGCATGGCCGCCAAGCTGGCTGGCCTGATTTCCCAGCCGCGCGGTTGGACGGATCGCGACCTGACGGCGGCGGCGTACATCCGCCCGCAGATGCCCTGGATCGACCCGCTCAAGGAAGCGCTCGCGCGCGGCGAAATGGAAGACCGCGGCTGGCAAGCGCCACAGCAATCGATGCTGCAAATCGGCAATGACCCCGAAGAAGTCCGTCGCCTGCGCGAGGACTGGGTCGCTCAGCAGCCGGACGTGGCCCCGGCAACCCCCACCCCGCAGACCGAAGACACCGCGGCCCGCCGCACCGCGCTGCTGGCGCACGCGCTCAAGGAGAACGACTGATGCCCCTTTCGCCCCTGTCCAAGGCCCTGCGCGATGCACTCGCGCGCGCCTGCCCTGACACCACCGCCGAACCGCGCGGCTACATGCGAGTGCAGGCCGCAGCCGATGACAGCATCGACTTGCTGATCTACGGCAACATCGGCGCCCGCTGGTGGGATGATGAATCCGTGACCGCGATGAAGGTGCTGGAACAGCTGAAGGAGTTCAGCGGCACGACTATCAACGTGCGCATCAACAGCTACGGCGGCAGTGTCAGCGACGGTGTCGCGATCCACAACGAACTGCGGCGTCAGGCCAAGGCCGGCGTGACCGTCAATGGCTTCAACGATGGCGTTGCCTGCAGCATCGCCTCGCTCATCCTGGTGGCCTGCGACAACGTCACCATGCCCAGCAACACGCTGATGATGCTCCATGCGCCGTGGGGTGGCCTGTATATCGAAGGCAACGCCAAGCTGGTGCGCGAGGTGAGCGAGGAGTTCGCCGGCGTCCTGGACATCTTCGGAAAGGCGATGGCGCAGAGCTACGCGCGCAAGTCCGGACGCAAGGCCGAAGAGTTCATCGCCCTGTGGGATACGGGCAAGGACTACTGGTACACCGCAGAGGAGGCCCAGGCAGAAGGCCTGTGCGACGTCGTGCTCGATGCCAGCGAGTCAGATGAAGAGCCTGCCGAAGAAGATGCCGACGCGACGGCCGCGCTGCTGCAAGCGCTCATCGCGTCTGCGCCCGAAACCCTGCGCGCGGGCGTGCGCGCGGCCGTTGCGCGCCCGCTCGCGGCACGCGCGGTCCACGCGCCCGCGCCCTCCCATTCGCCTGCATCCGCCGGCGCCCATCAGGCGGCCCCGTCCGCCGCCAACACCAACGAGGAAACCACGATGCCGAATTCGAACAAGCCGGCGGACACCCCGAGCGCCGCCCCCACCGAACAGCAGCTCCAGGCCAACTACCTGGCCAAGCTGCAGACCCGCAACGCCGACATCATGGCGGTCGCCCAGGGTCACATGGACAACCCCGAGGTCAAGGCGTACGTCGACAAAGTCGTCGCCGATCTGGACCCCAACATCGACGCCAACGCCGTGGGCAAGCACATCCTCACGCTGCTGGCGAAGGACCGCGAGCCGATGAATGGCGGCGGCGGCCGCGCGACCGGCGGCGACAACCGCGCGGCCGCCAGGCGCGGCATGGCACAGGCGCTGGCTGCGCGCGTGGGCCTGGAGCAGGTTGAAGCGGGCAACCAGTACAACGGCCTGACCCTGCACGAACTGGCGCGAGCCGGGCTGCAGGTGGTGGGCGTCGACACCCGTGGCATGAGCCGGATGGACATCGTCGGCACTGCCTTCACCCACACCAGCAGCGATTTTCCGAACCTGCTGAGCAATACCGCCCATCGGGCCGTGCTGCTGGGCTTCGAGGAAGTCCTGGAGGACATCAGCCGAATCACCCGAGCCATCAACCTGACCGACTTCAAGTCCACTGACCTGGCTGGCCTGGGTTCGTTCTCGGACCTGGACCAGGTGCCGGAAGGCCACGAGTACAAGTACGGCACCTTCACCGAGCAGGGTCAGTCCCTGAAGCTGGCCACCTACGGCAAGCTCTTCTCCATCAGCCGCCAGGCGGTCATCAACGATGATCTGTCGCTGCTGTCGGACGTGCCACGCAAAATGGGCCAGGCGGCCAAGCGCACCATCGTCAAGAAGGTCTTCGCCCTCCTGACCAGCAACCCAGTGCTGAAAGACGGTATCGCGCTGTTCCACGCCGATCACGGCAATCTGCTGACCGGCGCCGCCATCAGCACGCCGTCCGTGGACGCGATGCGCGTGGCGCTGGCCGGTCAGAAGGACGCAGAGGGCAATCCCATCGGCTACGCCCTGGCGACGCTGCTCACCCCGCTCTCGCTGGGTGGTCTGGCCCGCACCGTGCGGACCAGCCAAACCGAAGTCAGCGGCAACAAGAACCTGACCACGCCCAACTACGTCCAGAACACCTTCGACGTGATGGACAGTGGCCGCCTGACCGGCACCGGCTGGTACGGCTTCGCCAATCCGAATGTGCAGGACGGGCTGGTGGTCGGCTATCTGGACGGGCAGACCACTCCATACCTGGAACAGCAGCAGGGCTTCACCGTCGACGGCGTGGCCTGGAAGGTGCGCATCGACGCAGCCGCTGGCGTCGCGGATTACCGCGCCCTGGCCTACAACCCCGGCGCGTGACGGGAAGGGACGGCGGCTGACTCCACTTAGGACCGCCGCCTTCCACTCGTACAGCGCATCAACCCAACCCTTCATCTACCGGGAGCAAACCCATGAAGAACTACGTGCACGACGGGAACACCATCCCGTTCACCCCCGCTGCCGCCGTCGCCGCCGGCGAAGTGATCGTGGTCGGCGCCTTGGTGTGCGTCGCCAAGTCTGCCGGCGCGATCGGCGAGCTGATTTCGCTGCAGCGCACAGGCGTCGCCCGCGTGGCCAAGCTTTCCACGGACGTGATCGCCCAGGGCGTGGCGGTCTACTGGGACGACACCAACAACCGCATCACCACGACCGCCTCGGGCAACACGCTGGCGGGCAAAGCGTGGGAGGCGGCTGGCAACGGCGAGACCCAGGTCAACGTCATCCTCAACGCGTAAGGAATCGGCCGCCGCGTAAGACGTGCGCGGCGGCGATCTCTTCGGACTCCACAGGGGGAACAGATGAAAGACCCGATTTCCCAGGATCTGACCGTAGCCTCCGTCAAGGCGGCGCCACCGATCCTGGCGTCCGCCGCCAGTGTGGCGCAAGGGTGGGATCTGGCAGACCTGGCTGTCATCTCCACGGTCATCTACACCTGCGTGCTCACCGCCACCACCGTCATCAAGAACTGGGGCGAGTGGATCGGCTGGGTCCAGGGCCGCGCGGCGGACATGCGCCGCATCTGGGCATGGGTGCGCCGTCGTGGCTGATCAGAATCCGCGCTCCCGCAAGGTTGGCCTGAGCATCGGTGGCGCTGTGCTGGCACTGGCCGCCGGCTTGGTGGCCCACTGGGAAGGGAAGCGGGAAATCGGCTATGCCGACATCATCGGCATACCCACCATCTGCTACGGCCACACCGGGCCGGACGTGCAGATCGGCCAGCGCAAGACCCCCGCGGAGTGCGAAATTCTGCTGCGCGAAGATCTGGCCGAGGCCAATGCCGCCGTGCGCCGCTGCGTTCATGCCAGCCTCCAGCCGCACGAGGAAGCGGCCCTGACGAGCTTCACCTTCAACGTCGGCACGCGTGCCTTCTGTCAATCCACGCTGGTGCGCAGGGCCAATTCCGGGTTGCCGTTTTGCGATGAACTGGACCGCTGGGTTTATGCCGGCGGGAAGCTGCGCAATGGCCTGGTCAACCGCCGTCGCCAGGAGCGACGCATGTGTGAGGGCAAATCATGGATGTGATCGTTCCCTGCGTCGTGGGGGTCGCCTGTCTCGCGGTGGGTTTCTTGGCCGGCGCTTTTTATGCCTCCTGGGCAATCAGTGGACGCAACTGGAGCGATGACGAATGAGCCGCCCCCTGGTCGCCGTCATCCTGCTGCTGGCGGGCCTGCTGGGCTGGCAGACCGTCCGTCTTTCGAACGAGCGCGCCGAGCACGCGCGTACGAAGCAGCAACACGCCGAAACCTTGGCTGAACTCGCCACAAAGGCCGCGGCCACCGTCACTGCTATTCGCCGCCTCGAATTGGCCTACCACGCGGAAGCCGCAGCGGCGGCCGATGCCTACCAGAAGGACAAAACCAATGCCCTCGCCAAGAAAGATGCTGTCATTGCTGGCCTGCGTGCTGACAATCTCCAGCTGCGCCGCTGGTGGAACCCGAAGCCCCCCGCCTGTCCCGGTGATGCCGCAAGCCCGGCCGCTGCCAGCCGAGCAGCTGAAGACGCCGAGCTTCGAGCAGCAGGTGCGGGAGATCTTGTTCGAATCGGTGCCGAAGCCGACGGCCGGATCCGCTGGCTCCAGTCCGAGCTGATTTCGACGCGAAAGCTCTGTGGGATGGCGCCATGAGTCTGCTCCGCATCGAAGTCGATCCCCAAGGGCTCCTCAACCGCCATCTGACGGATATGGAGCGCACGCAGCTGCCGTTCGCCGCCATGCAAGCGGCCAACGCCACGGCCGTCGAGATCCGGGAAACCTGGGCGCGGACCGCGCCGCGCGTGTTCGACCAGCCCACCCCGATGACCGTCAAGGCCGCCCAGTACGAGAAGGCCACGCGCAGCCGGCCCTTCGCGATCATCAAGCTGCGCGATGAGGCAGTCGGCGGCACGCCGCCGGCACGCTACCTAGTCGCCGAAGTGGAAGGGGGAACTCGCGCGCGCAAGGGCATGGAGCGGCTGATGCAGGCGAAGGGCGCCATGCCTGCCGGATTCTTCGCGGTTGCGGGCAAGGGCGCGACGCTGGACGCCTACGGAAACGTAAAGGCGTCGCAGGTCAATCAGGTCCTTTCGCAGCTGGGGGTGCGGAACGACCGATACCAGAACGAGACCGAAACCAGCCGTGATCGGCGGCGACGTCGTGCAGCCAAGCGAGGTGTCCGCGGTGGCGAGTACTTCGCCCTGGGCAAGAAGCGCGGACGGCTGCTGCCAGGCATCTACGAGCGCCTGACAACCGGCTTCGGGAGCGCGCTGCGCAGCATCTTCATCTTCGTGCCAATGGCGCGCTACAAAGCCCGCTACGACATCTTCGGGCTGGCGCAGCGTACCTGGAACAAGGTGATGCCGTTCCACTTCGCACGCGAGCTGGACAAGGCTGTGCAAAGCTCCAAGTACCGGGGGCGCCCATGAGCGAGGCGGCCTTCAAGCGTGGTTTCGACGCGTCTTTCTTCGGCGCATGGGAAGCGGCAGTAGGCGGACTCAGCGCGCTGTACGTGTCTCCCGCGGGCGCGACGACGCCCGTAGAGGTGCTGGTGGACTCGGTGACCGATCAGTTCGGCGATGATCTGGCACCAGTGTCCTACGCCAAGACGGTCATCAGCTTCCGGCGCGAGCAGGTTGAGCCAGAGGCATTGGGCACCGTGACGGTCGACGGCCAGACGTACACGCTGGCCCAGCGCGTGGACCGTTCCGACGAATCGCTGTCGCGCTGGCTGGTGCAGCATGGCTAGCCCGCGCAATGTCCTGTTGGAAGGGGTTCGCGACTGCCTGGCGCAGATTCGCGTCGCGCATGGGTACCTGACTGATGCCGGCGCGGCCGTGACCCTGGAACCGGCACCGGTGGCCAGCCCGGAATCGAGCTACGCGTTTGTCTCTCCGGTCTGGGTTCGCCAACAGCGCGCCACGGATCCGGCCAAGGTGCGCAGCCACCGGCTCACCACCGTCCAGGTGGTCGCCAAGCTGCCGGCGACCCTGACGGATGCGCAGGAACGCCTGGACGCCATGGTGACCGACATCGAGCGGGCCATGTCCGGCCAGTTGTTCCGCTTCCCCACCAGTTTCGAGAACCCCCAGTACCAATCGGCCGAGCCCCTGGCCGCCGCAGTGGCGGCCGGCTGGGTCGGCGTCGCCCTGACGTACACCAGCCACATCCCCATCCAACCCCAGTCCTAACCGCCGCCCGAGCGGCATCCACTACGAGGTAAACAACAATGGAAGACTTCAGCTATTTGGGCAGCGGCATCGTGCTGATTCGCGAGTGGGGCACGAACGGCCCGTTCTCGGAAATCGGCAACGTGTCGGCGTTCTCCGTGTCGCCGCAGACCAACAGTGTGCAGTTGCCCGATCACATGAATCCGGGCGGTGGCATCCGCAACCGTGTGGATCGCGTGACGGACTATCAACTCGCCTACACGTTCCACGACTTCAATGCGGACAACTTCGCGCGCGCCACCCGCGGCAAAGCCACGACCGTGGCGGCCGGCAGTGTGTCTGCCGAGGCGCATCGCACCTTCAAGGGCACCTATGTGCCGCTGAAGTACCCGGCCCTGACCATCACCTCGGTCGAGCCGGCCGGCGGCGGCACGCCGTACACCGCCGGCACGGACTATCGCTTGGAGCGCGGCATGTTGTTCATTCCTGCAACCTCGACGATTACCGACGCGACCTCTGCCGACAACATCGAGGTGGACTACACGCACGGCGCGATCGGTGAAGTCCAGGCCGGCGTTACCGCGCAGAAGTTCTACGAGATGCAGTTCAACGGCGAGAATGAGGCGCGTGGCGGTAAGAAGGCGCGCCTGGCGGCCCACAAGGTCTCCGGCGGCATGATCGAGCAGATGGGCGTGCTGGGCGAGGAGTATGGGGCCGGCAACGTCACCGGATCGCTGGTCGCCGATGACGCCAAGGCCACCACCGCCGACACCTCGAAGTACTTCTACTGGCAGCAGGAGAACTGAGGGTGACGGACGCGTTGGAAGTACTGGAGGCCACCCCGCACGGGGTGGCTTACCGCGGCGAAAGCGTGGAGGTGCGCCCGCTCCCGGTCGGCGCCATCCCCAAGCTGGTGCGCGAAGCGCGGCCGGTCGTCGAAGCCTTGCTGGCCAGCAGTTGGCTGTCGTCGGAATCTGACGAGCTCGGCGCTGCCGATGTGGCCGGCATGTTGGGGCTGGTGGAAGAACACGGCGAGGCGGTCTTCAAGGCCGTCGCCATCGCCGTCGAGCGCGATGCCACCTGGATTGGCGGCGCAGACCTGGCCGAATTCATCGCGCTTGCCACCAAGGTCGTGGAGGTGAACCGCGATTTTTTTATCCAGAGAATCGTGCCGCTCCTGGGCGACCTAGCCCGGACATGGCGTGGGGCTGGGCCGACAGCCTCCAGCTCCTCGTAGAGCGCGGTCACCTCCTGAGCGAGATCCGCAGCTACACGCTACGCCAGGTCCGTGCCTTCAGCGAAGCGGCAGGCCGTGCGAAACGGCGCGACATGGCGGACAGCGCGGCAATTGCACGGGCGGCGCAATACGACAAGAAGGACTTCGAGGCATTCATGAAGAAGTTGGGGGGCTGACATGGCGAGCAACAGTGGCGCTCAGTTGCGGATACGGGTGTCGGCCGATCTGGCCGATATCAAACAGGGCCTTGGGTTGCTGCGCGGGGATCTGCGCCAACTCAAGGCACAAGTCGCGCAGTCTGCACCTGACCTCAGCAGCTGGACGAATGGACTGAAGGCCGTCCGCAACCAGGTTGTGGGCCTCGTCGCGGCATGGGCGTCATTGAGCGGTGTGCGTGTACTGGGCACGTTGGCCGACGAGGCGACACAACTTCGGGGACGCATCGCTGCCGCGAAGGGCGACTATGAAGCCATCCTCACGCTGGCCAATGAGACTCGCTCAGGTCTGAATGCAACCGTTGACCTCTACGCGCGTCTGGAACGGGGGACGCGGCAGCAAAATCTGGGTCAGGAACGTCTTCTGGGTCTGACCCGGTCCGTCAACCAGGCCATTCGACTTTCCTTCACTTCCACGGCGGCCGGCGAGGCGGCCGTCATGCAGTTTGGCCAGGCGCTGGCAGCCGGCACACTGCGTGGGGACGAGCTCAATTCCGTGCTCGAGCAAACCAGTCGCCTAGCTGAAGCCGTCGCCGCTGGCATGGGTATTCAGGTCGGACAGCTCAAGACCTTGGCTAAGGAAGGAAAGCTCACAGCGACGGAGGTGATCAAGGCGCTGGAGTCGCAGGGGGCTGCCCTTGAGAAAGAGTTCGCGGCCATGCCCAAGACGCTTGGCGACGCCATGACGGTTCTTCGGAACTCGTTCCTCGACTACATCGGGGACGTGGATAAATCGACCGGCGCCAGCCGCAAGCTCGCCGAGGCCATCACGAAAGTCGCCGCCGACTTGCCTCGGTATCTCGATCCACTGCTGAAGATGGTGACTTTGCTCATCACCAATTTCGATACCCTGGCGGTCGCCGTCGGTACTTATTTCGGGATTCAGGCGGTCGCCTCGGCAGTGGCGGGGATCAGAGCGCTGATAGCGGGCATGGCTGCTCTGCGTGCCGCTATCGTGGCGACGGAAGTCTCGGCCAAGGGGCTACGCGTGGCCTTGGCAACGATGGGCGGCCCCATCACGCTGGCGATCGCCGCCCTGACCGCAGGCATCTACTACCTGTACCAACGCACGAGCGAAGCGCGCGTCGCCGCCGAAGAGCACACCAAGGCGCTGGAAGCCAATCGCAACATGGCCTACCAAAGCCGCGACGCCGCCATTGCGGATGCCAAGGCCAAGCGTGAGCAGGCGTTGCGGACTCTGCAGGCGGCCCAGGCCGCCTTGGAAGAGCGTCGAGCGCGACTGGCGGACACCCAAAGCCGGTTCGCGCGCGGAGGCGACCGTGGCGACGGGCAGGCACTGGCAGCTGCCACCGCTGCGAATCGCGCGCAGGCGCAGGTCGATCAGGCCGAGAAGGCTGCGGAAGACTGGGCGCGGCGGTTGGTTGATCTGGCGATGCAGGTAAACGATGAGATGCTCCAGGCGGCGACCACGCCTCCTACCGCGGGGTCGACCGCCACTGGGAAGGCCATCGCCGCATCCAATGCGCTTCTGCGGGACACCATCTCCCGTGCACTACGCGAAGTGGACCGGCTGTACGAAGCGAACGAAATTGGCACGCGCGACTACTTCCGCAAGCGTCAGGCCTTGCAAGAAGAGGCGATTGACGCCGAAATCGCGCAGGCCCGCGCGGAACTGGCGGTGACAAAAGAGTTGGGGCCACGGCGGAAGCTGGAGGAGGACATTGTCCGCCTCCAGCGCGACCGCGCCGAACTGGGGGGCAAGACCGCGCACGAGCAGAAGGCGGCCGAAGAATCGCTCTCCAAGCAGCTGGGCGAGGTGAAGATCCAACTGCTGGAACTGGACGGCGAAACTGGGCGTGCGGCTCGCGCCCGACTGTACGCCGAATACCAGGACCTGTTCGAACGCCTCAAGGCGGACAGCGACGCCACTGGCGAAGCGATGGTGAACAATCTGATCGATCGGCTGGTGGCGCGATCGTCCCTCGACCAACTGCGTGAACGCATTGGCAAGGCGACCGGGGCGCTGCAAGGGGACGAATCGTCTATCTCCGCCCAGGCCAGTGCCGGCCTGATCGGGCCCCTTGAGGCCGAGCGTCAGCTCCACGCGGCCCGGCAAACCACGCTGGACTTGTTGCGCAAGGCGCGAGAAGAGACGTTGGCGTTCCTTGCGACGCTGGATCCAAAAGGCACGGAGGCCGCCGAAGCACGATTGACGCTTCAGGGCCTGAATACCGACATCGCTAACATCATCGCCAGCCAGCAGCAGATGCGGCAGGACATTGAAGGTGCTGGGGTGCAAGCACTCCAGAACTTCTTTGGCAACATTCGCGAAGGCAGCATGGGAGCTGGTGAGGTCCTGCGGCAGTTGACCTCTGATTTCAGCAACATGGTGTTCGACATCCTCGCCCAGGCCACCAGCAAGAAGCTCGTCTCTGCGATAAGCGGACTCTTCGGGCAAGGAAAGGAAGCGGATGTCGGAAAGGGAGCGGTCGAACTCACCGGCGCCGCCACCGCAACCGGCATCGCCGGAGGCATCATCCTGACTGGCGCTCAGGCGCTCAGTTCGACGGCCAAAGAGTTGATGGCTGCAGCCACACAGCTGATGATCGCAAATGGCCTAAGCAGCTTCGGCGCCGCGCACGGCGGCGGCGTGGTAGGCCGTCTGCAGATGGTCCGACACAACATCAGCCCCATGGTCTTCGGCGCCGCCCCGCGCTACCACAGCGGCGGCATCGCCGGTCTGGCGCCCAACGAAGTGCCAGCCATTCTGGAGCGCGGTGAGACGGTGCGCACCCAGCAGCAGGAGCGGGCGCTGGCCGCACGACTGGATGCAGGGTCTGGCGGCCCGTCACGCGTGGCCACGCCCATGGTCGTCATTGGCGATGACGCCGTCGCCAGCGCGATGGCCAGCGCCGCAGGCACCGATGTGATCGTGACCACGGTGATGAGCAACTGGCAGCGCATCCAGCAGGGGGCGGGCTGATGTCGGTGCCCGTTCCGTGGACTTTTGCCATCGGCGGCGATGTCAGCGAGCAACTGGAGTGGCTGACTGACGTCCTGCCTGCCGCTACCGGTCCTGTCCAGACCCGTCGGCTTCGCGAGGAAGCGTGGGTGCAGCTCAAGTTCGACGGGCAGGAGAGCGTCGCCTCGCGGCGTTGGTTGGAGAACCAGATCTGGCACCACGGCGCCGGCAGCTGGCTCGTACCGTTGCCCATGGACGCGCAGGCGCTGACATCTTCCTTGGTGGCCGGCAGCACCACCGTGCCCGCCGACACCATGGGGCCCCGGTTCGTGGCACCTGGCCGCGCCTTGCTGCACTCGCAGGACCCGTCGCAGGGGGAGGTCGTGACGCTGTCGGACGTGCAACCGGGCGAGTTGACGCTGGCGGCTCCTACCATCCAAACCTGGCCGGCCGGCACCCGCCTGACACCCTTGCGCCTGGCCGACCTGGTGTCGGTGCCTGCACTGGCTCGCTTCACCAGCGACGCCACCGGCATCTACACGGCGCAGTTTCGCCTCAGTGAATCGCTGGGCGGCGGGGAAGGGTGGGCGCCGCCCACTTACCGCGGTGCTCCCGTCCTGGAATGGCGGCCGGTATGGACGTCGGATCCGCAATGGGCGCCGGAGCGCGAGGTGGTCACCGCCAACCACGATGTCGCACCTCCGCTGGGCTTTGATCTGGTCGGCATGCCGCTGCATCGGCTGGTGCTGTCGCTTGCGGCCTCGGGCCGTACGGAGATGCAGACCTTGCGCGGGCTGCTACTTGCGATGGCGGGGCGCTGGTCGCCTGCATGGGTGCCGACATGGGCCCATGACCTGCGCCTGGCGGCCAACGTGGTGAACGGAGCGATTACGCTGGATGTGCAAGGCCCGTTGTTGTCGCGCCAGGCGCTGGGGGCCAATCGCCGCGATGTGCGCATCGCCCTGCACGACGGGACGGTGTTGTATCGGCGCGTAACGCAAGCGCAACTGCAGAACCCCACGACCGACCGGCTGACGCTGGACAGCACGATTACCACCGGATTCACGGTCGGGCAGGTGGCGATGATTTCGTTCCTGTCGCTGTGCCGGCAGGACAGCGACATCAACCTGCTGCGGTACTTCAACGCCGAAACCATGCTATGCGAACTGACCTTCCGGGGAGAAGCGCATGGCCTTTGATCTGTTCGAGCGCAGTCGCTGGCTGGGGCAGCCGGTTCACCTGTTCATCTTCCAGCGCCAGGGCCAGCTCTACCGCTATGCCAACGACAGCCGCGATCATCCGCTGGGCGAGCAGACCTTCATGGCTGCACGGATGACGCGCAGCGACCTGCGCGACAGCACCGAATCGCTGCAGAACAATCTGACGATTCGGTTTCCCTATCTGCTCAATCCTGCCTCGCCGGACCTGCCGGCCACACAGCCGCTGGGCAATCTGTGGCGTCCGTATCCCCCGAGTGACCGGGTGTTCGTCAGCTGCCTGGCCATGCACCGTGGCGATGACCAGGCGGCCATCGAGTGGACCGGCCGCGTGCTCTATCCGGAGTTCACCGACACCGAGTGCACGCTGACCTGTGAGCCCACGCGCTCCAACGGCCGGCGCAGCGGTCTTCCCAAGCGCTTTCAGCGCAACTGCTGGAAGCCGCACTATTCCCTCGGCGACGGGCTGTGCAACGTCGACAAGGACGCCTTCGCGGTACCGGCGACGCTGACCACAGTCAATGGCCTGACCCTGACCGCCACCGCCTTTGGTGCAGTACCGGGCGGCAAATCGCTGGTGGGCGGGTTCGTGGCCTGGACGCGGACCGACGGCACGATCGAGCACCGCACCATCCTCACGCACTCCGGCACGAACATCACGATCAATTACGGCGGGGCCGAACTGACACCTGGAAGGGCTGTGACGGCATACCCGGGCTGTGCACACAACTGGGCCGCCTGCGTGTCGTTCGGTAATGAGGACAACTATGGCGGCGCGTTGTACCTGCCGGTAAAGAACCCGATGGGAGGCATGCCGGTATGGTGAGGCTGCACGCGCGAATCACCCGTTGGCGCTGGCTATGGCGCTACTGGGTGTTGGACAAGTACTACGAGGCCCTTCGCGTCGTGGCGCTCTTTGGCGCTTGCGTGCTGACCATGGCCGTGATGCTGCGGGTCTCCTGGATGATCCTGAACCCGGCGCCACCCCCTACGGGACTGATCGTGGTCAAGGCCGACGGCGGTGCCAGCCTCATCATTCAAATCGTCCTGCTGATCATTTCGCTGGCGATGAGCTATGCGATGCGGCCAAAGAGCGAACCGGTCAAGCCGCAGGAAGGGAGCATTCCACAGGTCGAGGACGGCAAGGCCATCGTTCGCATCTACGGCACGGTGTGGAAAGACGATTCGACCATCTTGGGATGGAAGAACCTGGGCACCGAGGCCATCAAGAGCAAGGGCGGCAAGAAATGGAAGCCCGGCCTGCTCCCTGGCACCACCAATCCCATCGAATCCTGGCTGGACGACAAGTGGAACGTCTCTGGCCTGGGTGACGTGGACGACCCGCTGGGCGGCGGCAACCACTATCCGGACGACGGCGATGACTTCAACCCAGACAGCCCCTGACGTGCGCGTGACCAGCGCGCACCTGCGCAGCGTGCCGTACTTCTCGCGCAATCGCGGATTCTGCGCGCACCACACGCAGCGCTGGTTCCACAAGCACGGGCTGGATTTCCGCGCCTTCATGCGCGAGGGGCTCCCGGCTTCGGTCCTGGAAGCCACCGGCGACGGCCTGGCGCTGGCGCTGACGCGCTGGGCCCGCGAGGAGGTCGCGCGTGGGCGGTAAGAGCAAACCGCAGACCATCGGTTACTGGTACCGGCCACTGATCCACTTCGGCCTGTGCCAAGGGCCTATCGACTCATTCGTCGAATTCCGCGGGGGCGAGCGCACCGCCTGGAAGGGCGAGCAGCCCGAGAGCGGGCAGATTTACATCGATGCGCTGGACCTGTGGGGCGGCGAGTCTTCCGAAGGGGGCATTGCCGGCTACTGCGACGTCATGATGGGTGAAGCCGATCAGGCCCCCAGCGCCTACCTGGCGCGCCACCTCGGCTCCCGCCAGCCGGGCTATCGCGGCGTCGCCTCGCTCGTGTTCAAGGGCGGGCGATATGGTGCGATGAACCCGTACCCCAAGCCCGCCTCATTCAAGCTGAGGCGCATCCTGAAAGGGTGGGATGAAGACGCCTGCTGGTATCCGGAAACCGCCGCCGTGCCGGTGGCCGGCTACTCGCCACCGGTGGTCAATGGTCGCGAACTGTTCGACGACCTGAGCAAGTACACCGCTGAAGAGGGCTCGCTCAGCGCGTTCACGTTCACGGGCGGCACGATGATCGCCGGGCCGGGCGCGCCGCGAGACAAGATACTGCGTGACATTGCGCCCCGCGGCTGGTTCCGTTCGCTGACGGCAGAGTTCGAAATCCAGGCCATCGCCGACGACGCACTCAGCATCTCCCTGGTCAGCGCCACGAACTTCTATCTGGTGTCCTTCAATGTGCGCCGTGGCCTGGACGGGGCCAAGCGCGCTGGCTTGGGCTACGGCGCGGGCACAGTGGCCACGGACTTCTTTGGCACGGAGGCGCTATCCATCGGCCGGCGCTACCGATTCCACGCCGTGGCCGACGAAGTCGGGTCGCCACTGGTGGCGACGCTGAGCGATCTGGACGCCGGTGTAGACGTGGGGACCATGACCCTGCCGGACGATGGCGGACTGGTGTCCAAACTCGCCTTCTGGCGTGATGACGACGCCGTGGTCAAGGTGACGCGTCTGGAGTGGTCCGTCTACCGTACGGACGACTTTGCGATGAACCCGGCGCACATGGTCTACGACAGCCTTACGTCGACGAGCATGCAGGGCGAGCCGGCCGCGACCATCAACGACGCCAGTTTTCGGGCTGCAGCGGACCGCCTTTACAGCGAGGGGTTCGGGCTTTGCACGGCTTATGACCCAGACCAGGAGACGGTCGAGCAGTTCCGGCAGCGCTTGTGCAACGTCATCGGGGCGCAGTGTTCGCGCAGCCGCGTGGACGGTCTCTGGTACCTGGACCTCATCCGCAACGACTACGTGCTGGCCGACCTGCCAATCCTGGGCGATGACGACCTGCTGGACTTCAAGGAAGAGACATCCACCCTGGACGACGCGGTCAATCAAGTCACCGTGGCGTGGTTCGACCCCGAACGGAAGGAAGGACGCACCACCGCGCCGCTGCAGGCCCTGGGCGCCGTGATGGGCGCCGGCGCGGTCAATGCCGAGACGGTGGAGTATCCGGAGATTCCGGTCGAACCCTTGGCCGTGCGCGTGGGCGCGCGCGACCTGCAGAACAAGGCCACGCCACTGCGCCGGCTGACGCTGACCTGCACGCGCACGCCTTATGCCTGGCGCAAGGGGCAGCGCTTCCGGCTCCAGGCGCCAAAGCGCGGCATCGCCGACATGGTCTGCTTCGTGGGCGATATCAACACGGGCAGCCTGCGTTCCGGTGCGGTGCGCCTTGTGGCGGTGCAGGACGCCTTCAGCATGCCGGCCACGGCGTACGTCGTGGGTGAACCGCCCGGGTCAACCGACGAGTCCACCCCGCAGGGTTCGCCCCAACAGCGCCTGTTCGAGGTTCCCTATGTCGAACTGGCCGCGACGCTGAGCCATGCCGACCTTGCTGCACTGCCGCCGGCCGTGGGCTATGTGGGCGCGATGGCCACAGCGCCCCGGGTGGGGACCAACTTCGCGCTGTACACCCGCGCGGTGGGCGAGTCGTTCGGCGAAGGCAGCCAGGGCAATTGGTGCCCAGCGGCGACCTTCGAGGAAGCGGCGAGCTTCCTGGATTCGGTGTTCACCGTTGCGGCCCAGTCCAATTTGGGCCTGGTGGAAGTGGGCACCCGCGCGCTCTGGGAGCACGAGGAAGTCCGAGTCGATGCCATCGACCCCGAGGCCGGCACCATCACCCTGGCCCGTGGCTGTGCCGACACGGTGCCGGCCGAGCATGCAGCCGGCACCGTGTGCTACTTCCACGACTTGTGGCATGCCGGCGACGGACGCGAGTACGCCGATGGCGAGACGGTGGAAGCCAAGCTGCTGACGCGCACCGCTTCGCAAGTCCAAGACCCGACGCATGCACCGCTGTTGTCACTGGAGATCGGCGCGCGCCCGCATCGGCCGTATCCCCCGGGGCAATTTCGGCTGGCCGGCCTGGTCAACCCTGGCTTCGTGGAAGCACCCGTCACTGCCACGTGGGTGCATCGCGATCGGCTCCAGCAGGCCGACCAGCTGATCGAAAGCGAACTGCCTGGCATCGGACCGGAAGCGGGGAGCACCTATACCGCCCGCTGGTACCTGGACGATGTCCTGGTGCACACAGACACCGGCGTCAGCGGCACCAGCGTCAGCTACACGCCACCTTCCGATGGTTGGTTGCGTATCGAATTGGCGTCCGTGCGCGATGGCCTGGAGAGCTGGCAGGCCCATTCGCGCCGGAGTTACTTCACGAGCGCCGCAGCCGAGCCCTGGCAGGCCGAAACCGGGGAACTGATCACCACCGAATCCGACGAACCCATCTACCCGGAGTAGAACATGAAAATCTCACAGATGGCCGCACCCGCGGCCCTCACGGGGCTGGAGCTGGTTCCCCTGCTGCAGGGCACGGGAAACCCGGCCATTCCCCTGTTTGCCGCCGGGAACGTCCCTCGCGGGACGGTGCTGGCTTTGCGAAAGCGCTTTCTGGCGGACCTGTCGGTCACTACGTCCGGGGATCCCGGCCCGGGCAACGTGCGCTGGAACCATGCCGACCCCGACAGCGCGACCGAGATTTACATCAGTGATACCGACGCCGACGGCGGCAGTCTGGCGGCGCTCTGGCCGAGTTTGTCGGTGGGCGGCTATCTGTACCTGCAGGGAAAGCCATCAGCGCAGCGCGGCAACTGGCAAAAGTGGCAAGTGACCGCCCGCAGCGATGAGGCGGGCTATGGCAAGCTCGGCGTCACCCTCAGCGCCAGCGACGGCACCTTCGCCGACAATGACGAACTGGAGCTGTCCTTGCAGCAGCCCGACAGCACGTCGGGCCAAGTGCTGATTCCCATCGGGTTCGCGTGCTCGGACGAGACCACTGCCATTGCCGCTGGAGCGAACAAGATCCGGTTCCGGATGCCGTTCACCATTCTCAACCCGATCCTTCATTTCACGTTGAACGATGCCCAGGCCACCAACGGCAGCGGCGGCATCTTCACGGTCGACGTCAACGTGTCGGGCAGTTCAATCCTGAGCACCAAGGTCACCATCGACAACGGTGAGAAGAGCAGCAAAACGGCAGCCACGCCCTACGTCATGACCGTCAGCTCAATCGCCAGCGACGCGGAGGTTTCCATTGACGTCGACCTGGTGGGCGATGGCACCGCCAAGGGGCTGAAAGGCTGGCTGCTCGGTGAGCGTGCACCATGAGTCGCATCCTCGCGCCACGACGTCAACTGATCGTGCCCCGTCGCCTGCAGGCGGGTTTCATCCTCAATCCGTTCCGGTTCGGCGCGGGCAGCGGTACGGACCCACATTGGGGCAGCGTCGTGTCCTTGCTGCACTTCGAGGGTGCTGACGGTAGCACCGCCTTCACCGACCAGGTTGGCACGACGACGTGGACCCGGGCTGCGGGTGCTGAGATTGACACGGCTCAGTCGAAGTTTGGTGGGTCAAGTGGACTGTTCCCGGCCGCAGTAAGCTCTGGGTTCGGCAAGATAACGTCAAACACGAGCGCAGGCTTCGCGCTTGGAACAAGCGACTTCACCATCGATTGGTTCCACATGCTCAATGCCGCGAAGGCAGGATTTCGCATGATTCTCGACGGGCGTCCTACTGGGTCGAACGGCCTGTATCCGACGATTTATGTCGATGGCTCTGTCATCTACTACTACGTCAACGGGAGCAACAGGATTCTCGCCAATTCAGGAACCATCAACCTATCTGGAACGTGGCAGCACGGAGCGGTGTGTCGAGCATCGGGGACAACGCGTATGTTCATCAACGGAACGCAGGTTGGGTCAAACTACACAGACTCAAACAACTACGCGAATCAGCGGTTTCGCTGGGGTAACACGGGAACGTCGGATTCGGCCGACAACATCTTTGGCGGGTGGTTGGACGAATGCCGAATCACCAAGGCTGCGCGGTATACCGGCACCTTTACGCCACCTTCTTCGCCATTCCCAAATTCGTAG